TCCTTCCCAGGGCTCTGTACGTTCCTCGTATTTAAATCCTAATACATCAAGACCTTTTACAAATGTATCTGCCCACTCTTTTCTACTTTGTGTATCTGCATCTATAAGACCCACTATGTCAGAAGATAATGTATTTAATATATCTTCTTCTAATTCTTCAGCAATGTTCGCACTAAAACCACCTTTTTTAGTATCATCCCCAGGGATTAGAGTAACTTCTACACTACCATCATCAAGTGTGACCATGTCAGGATTTACTATTTCAATCTCTAAATCAGGTTCTGGTAGTTTACCATTTGTCTGTATTTGTTCGCCCATAGTGTTAGGAGTTAATGCTTTTTCTATTGCCATTAGTAATATCCACTTCCTCTACGTTTAAAGTATTGAGTCTCCTCTGGCTCATCACTTGGTAGTCTTATAAATCCACCTTGTCTAAATCGCATTAGTGCCATGACAGTTGAATCAACTAAGTCATCATGACTCATAAACGGAAATCCTGCAACTTCTTCTATGACTTCTTCTGCCCATCTAGTCTCTGGAACCCAACATAATCCAGATGATACTATATCAGATACAGAGTTTAGTCTAGCTAGTTTATCTCCTGATCCTCTATGTGGGGTATACTCCTGTATCGGCAACCCCATCCTACGCATCTCCTGATACAGAGCAACACCAGAGTTTTTCTTCTCCACAATAAAAGAATCAGGCTCCCACTCTGTATATTCTTCCATAGCCATATTTTTTAACTCTGGGAACTCCATACGCTTTTTTATACTATTTAACAATATAATATTATAATTATCTACCTCCTCATTAAAAAATACACCCCACGTTGTAAGTGCTGTATAGTCAGCACGATTATGTGTTTCTGCTGCTGCATCTAAAGACATGATGACATACTCACACTCTGGTGGGTATTCTTTCTTCCATAACTGCCACCACTCTCTTTTTACAAGTGCGGCTTCCTCTGCTGTGGGTTCTTGTTGGTATTGTGCGTTCCACTGGAATGTAGGCATAGATGCTTTTGTTCTTAACAAAGCCTCCATGTCAAAGAACTCAGGCCACAAAGGTTTCTGTTCTGACTTTTTTGTTTTCTTATTTACTATGTCCAATATAGCAGGAAACTCCACAACCTCATACTGGTCAGCTCTATCATTCTGTGTCATATCTCTAGTCACACGCCCCGTCAAATCATCCATGTGCCAACGTGTTTGTATGATAGCCACACGTCCCCCAGGCATTAAACGAGTCCGTGCACCAAATGTAAACCACTCATACGCTTTCTCAAATGTACTAAAATTACCATTTATAACATCTTGCTCTGAGTGTGGGTCATCCACTAATAACAAGTCCGCTCCTCTACCAGCCAAGGCTGAACCTATGCCACAAGCATAATATTCGCCACCAAAATTAGTGTTCCATCTACCTGCAGATTTAGAATCCACAGCCAAACTCACGTTAGGAAATATAGCTTGATACTCGTTTGTAGAGATCAGATTACGTACTTTTCTACCAAAATCTACGGCTAAATCTGTGGTGTGTGATACCATCATGACTTTCTTATTAGGATTTCTACCTAAAAACCATGCAGGAAAGAATATAGATACCAACTGTGATTTACCATGGCGTGGTGGTATGTTTACACATATTCTATCTTTGTTACCCTGTTCTATATCCATAAGAAGATCGGCTAACATCCTGTGATGTTTACCTACAATGTAATCAGGCTGCATATGCTTACAAAACTCTATAAGATCATCATACACTGACTTTGTGTATTTTCTTTTCCCCAACTCATCCACGAGTTTATCTATTTCTTGGACTTCTTCGGGCGAGAAACTATCCAGATTATCTAACATCTGTTGTACTTCAACCTCTGTAAAGTCTAAATTTTCAATCATTTTTTAGCTTCCAAAAGTACTCATCTGTGTCCCCAAGACGATATTCGTTACCATTTTCTACCTGATATTCTATTGTACTGACCTTAAAATCAGGCTTCAGTGGTTCTGTAGGTGTCAACGAGTTATCATATAACCTCATTCTATTGTTAGGATATAGACAATATTGTCCGTTATTTAATTGTAACAAGTTAAAAGATTTATGTTCTTCAGGGGTTTCACTAGTGCTATAGTCAATAACATTCTCATCACCGTGATAATTATCCAATGTGCATACATATTTGCCTTTTTGTATGCCAAAATCTCTTGTAAGTACCTCAAAATCCATAGAACCTATGAATTGTTTACATATCGCAGTCACATTATAGTCCATGCAGTTCCAAAACTGCAGATTTGGTAGATCCATATCCTCTTCAGGGATTCTTTCTTTAGATAAAAACGCAGAAATAGGTAATTTATCGAACAAAGCTCCATATTTTGGTAAAAAAGTTTCAAAATAAAAGGCCCTGCCTGGGATTGACTTGGCAGAAATCCAAACTCCCTCTACAAATTCACCAAAACCACTCTGATGGTTCATTAAATACTCTTTTCGTACCCAAACTTTATGTGCTGGGAGGTTACAAATCAATTTACTCATCTTTTAATCCAAGTTCCTCTTCTACATTTAAAGATTCACCATCTATAAGCACTGCTTCTTCGACTGAATCTTCTACTTTTACTAATTTATTTAACTTATCACGTAATTTTTCTCGTAAATCGTCAGTTGATTGGTGTGTTATAGTCACTTCTGACTTTTCTGCAAACAAACCAACGTCAGATATCTTACCCAAAAGCTCCAAAGCACGTATTCGTACCTTGGGATCAGGGTTTTCAGTCTCTAACAATAACTTGTTAGTCACTAAATGCCGTACATGGACAGCACTTTTTACAACAGACTGTCCAAATTCTTTTAATATACTATCAGTTAATACCAAAGATGCAGGTGTAAGTGCAGCCATTTTATTATTTGTGGCTTTCTTTGAGGTTTTATCAGGATTCTCTGCATACGCCAACGTAAGTTTAGCTGCAATATCCTTGTCTTCTGCATTTGGATTTAAGTCAAGACCGTGCTTTGACAGCTCTTCTGCTGTATTTTTTGAGGCTTCTGCACGAGCTTTTAAATCCATCTCTGGTAAACTCGGTTTCAATTCCACGCCCATCTCAGGTTCTGCGGTTATGGTCATGTTGATTAGTATATACACAAAAAATTTTTTTACGCAAGTAGTTTGGGACTCCAAAGGGGGGGTCTCCTATTTTGAGCAAAACTGAAAATGTTTGTGGAAATTAGACATACATACGTGCGTACACGACAATATATACAAGTCGGGTATGGGGGTAGGGTGGGGTAATTATATAGTAATTTCAAGTAGCATTAAGTATTATAATAAATGTTAGTGTATCACTAACAAAAAAACATAATAAAAAGTTATTATTTACAAAGTTACTATATCAAACTTAATAAAAATGTGTATTACTATAATCATCAGCAAGACAATACTGTCTTTTAAAATTCGCTGGTACAATAAAAGGAGTTTAGCAATGGCTAAATCTATTAAATTTACTGCTGAGGTCGGTAATAAAATAACCTCTACTGTTAAATCTGCTCAAGCTGGTGTTAATGCGATCAACTCGCTTATACCTGTCTTAATCAAGCACGGTTTCTTATCTACAACGTTTCTTAGTCCACATACTAAGAATACGAAAAGCACGGCAACAGTCGAGCAGTTCGATAAGATTAACTATTGTATCGTTGCAGGTTTTTCTGCTCCAGTTCAAAAGTTGTTGGAAACACCAACTAAAGGACTGACAGATGCTAAAAAGATCTCTAAGAGATATTGGCAGCAACAGATAGGGGCTAGACGTAACGACTTATCCAAAGCTCTTGCCAAGCGAGAGAGCGGAGGTAATGGGGCTGGTGGTAAGCCTCGCACACCTGAACAACGTGTCAGGGATAACCTTAACGATGTGCTTAAAGTAATCGAGGCTGTCGAGGACGAAAAGCAATTAGTTAAGGGCGAGGCTATCAAGCACCTTGTTAAACAAGCCGTTGCTTTACTACCTAGCAATTAAATTTAACTAGCGGAGCGGAGGGAGTTACACCTCCCTCCCTCCCTTTATTGAAAGGACTATATCATGAGAAAAGACAATAAAACTCTTGAGGCAATCAAGAGGCGAGAGGCTAGAAAGTTTGCACAAAATAAGTTTGCTTTCATGCTCCAAGATCAACGACTAGATAACATTCAACGTCAAGAGAATGATAAGAATGTTAAAAAAATCATGACAAGTAATGACATTGATTTTAAAAAGTTAATGATTAAGAACGGAGTAAAACCAAAATGAAAGCATGCTTAATTTTCATGGCTGAACTTTTTGCCATATTTGGATTGATGGTTATGATTTACGTCATAGCATCTTTACTAGGTGTCTACTTTGATATGATCTAAGAAATTAGCCCTCACTTCGGTGGGGGCTTTTTTTTGTGCCAAAATTATTTGACACCAGTTACACGGGTAGCGTTGAGCATTAGCGATTAGTGTACAGAGTTGTTGCCATGTGTTTGTGCTATCTTGTTAGTGTCCCCCTAACAAAAAGATGCCAGTTACACGGGTAGCGTTGAGCCATTTGGACACGTGATAACTTGTTATAGTGTGTGTAGCATAGCGTGTTAGTGTATCCCTAACAAGATAACGAGTCAGTATGAAACCAGTTATGGTAGTAGCGTTGAGCCTAATGTTCGGTAATTTTTATAATGTTCTGCGAATGTTCGGTGAATGTTCGGTTTTTTTACACAACATCCGTACATTATGTTTTGGTAGCATATAGTGGTGAGTTGTATCGAGCATTAGAGTTTCTTGCCTATCAGCTTTTGCAGTTTAATGTAGTTTCTTAACAGTTATATATAATGTTCGTTTTTTAAAATATTACTTCGATATGTTAGTGACACACTAACACGTTTTGAGAATGTTCTGTAATCGAGAAGGGGTCGTCAGCAGGTTAATAAAATCCCGATCTTGCCGAACATTAGAACATTTCAGAAAAATCAAATACTTATTCGTATACTATAAAGAACATTATAGTACATTGCAGAACATTACGTTATATGGTACAATATACTACGACAGCCCACGGGTGAAGGTAATAAACCATAGAATAACACGTTTACACATTACTTGACATAGGACACTATTTGTGCTATACTATATAGATAATGGAAATAGAACTGGAGGATTACATGGCTACCAAGAAAGTCAAGAAAGAATACAAGAGATTACCTAAGAACGCCCAATCACATTGGGAGTGGCGAGGTACTGGGTTTGTACAAGTATTCACTATCAAAGGCAATCGATACGTGAAACATTACACACCCGATAATGTTAGTGCAACACTAACAAATAACAACAACTAAACAAATAGAAAGGAACTACTATGACTACAAATATACACAAGCTACCAAGCACCGATAATGTTAGTGATACACTAACAGAATCAGCACCGTCAATATCTTCATCGGCAATGCTAGTCGAGTTATCGATCTCTACGTGGACTGGTCGTAAGCTAGACAAGCAGGCATCACAAGTTGTTACCACAACTAACAACGCATCAAGTGGTGTCGCCAATGTACACAAGAAGTTACTCGGTGACTGTGCAGAGTTGGACATAATACAGAAGTTTGTCGGCAATGTTCGCAACGAACATTATGCCATGACAATGCCATGGTCAGACACTGGCATCCGACTGTTACCAACTGCACAGTACTTCAAGTACCACAGGGTAATGACGGACTTTGCCAACTCGCACAAAGAACTTATCACAAAGTTTCTCAATGC